CAGAGCTGAGATGATGCAGCGATTGCTGGGCCCAACGCTCGGCCGGTTGCAGTCTGACTTCCTCGATCTGATGATCCAGCGCACATTCAACATCATGCTGCGCGCTGGCAAGCTGGGCGATATACCTGAGTCGGTTGGGTCGGTCGATGCAGCGATGGACATCGATTACATGGGCCCACTATCCCGGGCTCAGAAGACTGATCGCGCGGCCAGCACCGAGCGATGGCTGATGAATCTGCTATCTGTTTCGGAAGTCATCCCAGAAGTATTAGACGTGCCAGATCCCGACGCGATTGCTCGCAAGATGGCCAGCATGCTGTCTGTGCCGTCCGGTATGTTGCGGGATGAGCGTGAGGTTGATGAGATACGCAAGGCCCGCGCTGAAGCGATGCAGGCTCAGCAACAGGCCCAGCAAGCACAGGAAGAGGGCGCAGCTATGGAAGCGGTTGGCAAAGGCGGGCAGGCGCTCGATGTGGTGAGTGGAACGTGATCAATGTAATGGATAACCTCAAGCAGAAAGCCGACGCGGTAAGGCATGTGCTGACGACGCCCTCTGGCAAAGAGCTGCTGCAGATCATGCACGATGAGTTCGATATGGCTGATCTGCGCGGCGATACCGTCGAGGAAACCTATTACAACTTAGGCCGCCGCGATGCGGTGATCTACCTGGAACAACTGAGGGATGCGAAGTTTGAGTAAATACAAGCCATACCGGAAGAGCTCGACGCAGATGATGCGGCCCTTTGTGGCCGGTGAAGATATGTCCGGGGTGAGTGTGACGAAGGGGACACTTCCGCGAGTCGGCGGCATGATCGCCAAGACCGGCGACGATATCTGGTACATCCCGCCTGGATTCTTCAATGCACATTACGAGCCAGCTGGCGGTTTCATGGACTGGCTGAAGGCGTTCTTAAATGGGTGACCTGAGCCGCAACTTCGATCGGAGTGAGTTTGCCTGCAAATGTGGCTGCGGCATGGACACCGTAGACACGGTCTTGATCCATATCATGCAGGAGATCCGCACCCGGTATGACACCTGGGTGACCATAAACTCAGGCAATCGCTGCTATCAGCGCAACCTGGATGAGGGCGGCTTCGCCGATTCTCAGCATATGCTATCGAAAGCCTGCGACTTTGTTGTTGTCGGTGTAGGTGCTTGCCTGGTTCAAGCTGATTTCGAGGAGATCTACCCCACGCGATACGGCATGGGGCGATACAAAAACAGAACCCACGTAGATTCGAGAGACTTATATGCCCGATGGTGATGATGCAAAACCTTGGCACGAAGGACTTCCACCTGAACTGGTGGCAGCGCCGTTTATACGCGGCGCGGATAGCCTGGAAGCTGCACTCGCTGATATTACGCGAGCTGCAGAAATTCAAGGAAACTCCATCAGAGTCCCAGGCCCCGATGCCGATGACGCCGCCAGATCAGAGTTCTACGCCTCCATCGTAGAGAAGGCGCCGGGTGTTATGCGCACGCCTGATCTCGCGGATCAGGCTGCGGTCGACGCAATTCTCGCGCAATTGGGCAAGCCCACCGAGGCGAACGACTACGCGCTCACAGACGTAGAGGGCATCACGGTACCCGATGAGCGGGTAGGCGAGTTGAAGGCGTTCGCGCATGCGGCTGGCCTGACCAGAACGCAATTCGACGCATTTATGGGCAAGCTCCTGGCCCAGGATGCGAGCCAGCAGGGCACAGCTCAGACCGCACACGAGGCAGAGCTGGCAGAATTGAAGGGCGAGTGGGGCGCAGCCTACGATCAGCGCGTCGCTAAGATTAACAAAATGCTGGAGCTGACCGGTGGCGAGGCGAGGCTGACCGAGAGCCTGGCAGCGGAGCACCTGACCGCGAACGAGGTGCGATGGTTCCATAGCCTGGCTGAGCGCCTGGGTGGCGGTGAGGGCGGTGCTGTTGGCAGCCAGGGCAAGGGCGAGCCCGAGCCCATAATGACGCCACACGAAGCTGTGCTGCAGCTGAGAGAGTTGGAAAAGAACAGGATCGGCGTGTTCATGCCGAAGGAAGAGCAGGATGCGTTCATCAAACGGCGCATGGAACTGCTGAAGCTGGCCAAGCCGGAGTATGCGTGATGATTGACCACAGTCAGCCAGGGCTGGAGCCCGCGTATCATCCGGTGAACCACCCGCCGCACTACACCGTTCACCCGAGCGGCATCGAGTGCATCGACATCACTGAGCATATGAACTTCTGCCTGGGCAATGCGATGAAATACATCTGGCGGGCGGGCCTGAAGGGCAACCCGGTGGAGGATTTGCTGAAGGCGAGGTTCTATATCGACCGCGAGATCGCCAGGCTGGAGAGCCCTGGCAAGGTGCCCGGCCCGCCATAAACTACTAATTTTTGATAAATTAGTATTTGAGAGCCCGCTGGCACACCGGAAGCTCTACAAAATAGATTAGTGTGCTATCCTCGCAAGTAAGTAAGAATCACCCCACATTGCCAGCTTAGATGCGTACTGGATTGCGGTCGGGGCTTGAGAGGCCAGCTTTAGATAGCTGGGGTGCGTCTCAAAAGTGATTGGAGAAACTAAACCAATTATTTTGGGAGACCCCAATGGGCGCCTCAGTAGACGCGGTATTTATTGAAACGTACGAACGCACCGTACGCCACCTCGCTCAACAATCAATCACTCGTTTGCGGCCCTGGGTCGTCGAGCGCGCAGTCCAATCCGAAGGGCACAACTGGGAGCGCCTGGGTGTTCGTGAAGCAATCGCGAAAACTACCCGGCTGCAGGAAACCCCCAGCCAGGACTACCCTTGGTCTCGCAGGAAGTCTGTCCCTGTCACCTTCAACACCGGTGACGATACCGAGCACGAAGACATCGTTCAGATGCTGGTCGACCCCAATAGCAATATTGCGATCGCTCAGGGCAAAGCTATGCGCCGAGCCCACGATAATGAAATTATCGCGGCAGCTGTTGGCGACTCTCGTGACGGTGAAGGTGACGCGGTAACCTTCCCATCTGAGCAGGCGATCGGTGTGCAGGATACGCCGGTACCGATGACGTTCGATCTCGTGACGCAAGTCTCTGAGATCTTTATGGACAACGACATCGACCCTGACGAAGAAAAAGTTTTCGTCATCTCTCCACGCCAGGCGCGGAAGCTGTTGCAGCTCACCGAAGCGACCAGCGGCGACTATAACGCCGTGCGGCCCCTGACTTCCAAGGGCTACATCGAGTCGTGGATGGGCTATTCCTGGCTTGTCAGCACCTTGCTGCCTGATAGTTCCAGCGGCCAGAACGATAGCGAGAACTACATCTTCGCTATGACTCGCCGGGCGCTCGGTCTGCAGATGAATAAAGACATTTGGGTTAGAATTGCTGAAGACCCCAGTGTTTCGTTCGCCTGGAGAATCTACTGCGCAAGCACCTATGGTGCGATCCGCGTAGAGGACGAGCAGCTGGTTCGCATTAACTGCTCCACCACTATCTGAGGAAGTTTTGTATGGCAGTCACCAACAACTATGGGCTTACTTATGCGGATAAAAACCGCATCCGCAGGTACCACGAATCGGGCATGAATATCGCCCACATCGCAGCTAAGCTGCGCTGTACCGTGGATCTGGCAGGGCGCTATATTCGCACGCTGAGTAAGCCCAGAGATGTTGTGCCCGTAGAAGATACGGGTGGGTCTGACGCGTTCGGCCCGCTGCCTGAGACCCCTGAGTGGATGGCGCTTACCCCTGGCGAGAAAGGCCAGATCAGTAAGCGCCGGAATGCAGCATGAGGTGAGTTATGTCAATTACCACGCCGTTCAGCCTTGAGCTGACGCGGGACGAGGACGCGATCTCGATCGTTGAAGATGTCACCACTCTGTCGGTGCCTCTGAAGATGAAGATCTTCCTGGGCGCGGATGTGAATCCGGGGCAGGCGCAAGTTTATGTCGGCACCTTGAAGTCATGTTTTCGGCATCTGATGAACGAGAGTGCCAAGAAGGGCACCATTGCGGTGGTGACCGCATACGGTGATTGGCAGAACGCCAGCGCGGGTAACATCACGCTGGCTAATGACGGTTCCGGGGTGCTGGATACCGATGTGCTGATTTCGGTGGCCGGTGGTTTTGCTCCAGATGGCAAGACGCACTTCTATACCGAGACGTTCGACCAGTTGATCGAAGGATTGCTTGAGCGTGTGAAGGATAACTGATGCCGAAGAAAGGACGCGGGAAACCTAAACCATATAGAGCGTGACGCATGAGCAGGATCGACGACAAGTTCGCGGCGCTGAGAGGCCAGGGCTTTACCGGTTCGCTCAGCGATATGACGCACCAATGGCTGCAAGCCAACGGCGCTACGAGTGCCTCATTATCAACCGCCTGGCGGGAGATGCTGAGCGCCCTCGGCTTCGAGGGTCAGCACAATGATTCCTGGTATGCCTTTCTAGGATCAATCGGTTTCGAGGGTGCCATCGCCGACCGTACCGCTGAATTCTGGGCGGCCGGTGGCGCTCCCGTTCCACCTGTCTGGGGCATAGTACCGGCCCTGGAATTCTCGCAGGCAGCTCTGCCTGACGGGTACGATATGAACCTGTCCGTTGTCGGCGCATCGCTGACCGGCTGGGCATTGTCTGGCGAACCTCCCGAGATCACTATCGACGACAGCGGCCTTGTCACGGTCGCCAATACCATCCCTGTCGGGCCTACAGCTCCGATGACCTGTTATGTGGAGAACACGGCAGGCAGTGACATCAGCGCCGCGTTCACCTGGACGATCGTCGTATGACCAGCCGCATAGATCTCAAACGTGCGGCCCTGGAGCTGCACGGGTTTAGCGGTGCCATCCCGCAGATGACGCTGGAATGGCTGCAGCTCTACGGCGCCAGCAGTGATCAGATTACCGATGCCTGGTACGAGGTTCTGATCATTCAGGGCTACACCGGCCAGCGCAATGACATGTGGTACGAACTACTGGGAGATCGTGGCTATGTCGGGTCAATCGCAGACAGAGAGACCGCGTTCTGGGGCGATGGCGGGTCACTTATACCCCCGCTCCCCCTCGCTGACTGGACGATTGGCCAGCTCGGCGATCTCTACGGATACGGAGGTGGATACGGTAGCCTTGTGCCTGATGGCGGCGATGCTGGCACTGTGCTACGCCTTGATGTTGATAATAGCTCCGACCTTGTTACTTTGGAGCTGGATACAGCGCCTACGTGGAACCCGATTCTTATCGCGGTTCAGGAACTGGGTATCGCGGCATACGCCGAGCGCACAGGCAACCCGCTCGTCTACGAGATCACCAACCCGACATTCACAGCGGGAGTAGTCGCGGCCCTCGGGCAGACCGTAGAAGTACGCCTGCTGCCTGGCGGCGTGGTTCAGGTACCGCGCTGGGAAACCGATATACCCAACGGCGCCACGCCTGAAGGCGTGCCGTTTGTCTATGATGTCAGCCCGCATCTGGTAGCCAACCCGTTCTTCGAGGTGCTCGACTACGCGATCCAGTCCCCGGTTATCGGGGCCAGTATCGACAGCGATGGTGTCTTTACGCTTGACGGTACCAACCCGCCTGGCGTACACACGTTCAGTATTTTGGCGACCAATGTTATTGGTCAGAGCGCGCCGTCGAACTCGTTCCAGGTCACAGTTCAGATTGACCCGGTCATCGATGTCGAGCCAGATGATCTGGAAGTCACCGTCCCAGATGGCGGCGAGTTTGTAGTTGAAGCGAGCCATCCTGCTGGCGCGCAGCTGTTCTATGAGTGGTCGATATCGCCGCCGGGATTGGATATCGGCCCGACTGACGACGCGATACTGACCGTCAATTCCACTGAGCTGCAGAACGATGGCGCCACGGTAGAGTGCCGTGTCAGTGCCTACACGCCTGACTCAATCTGGTT